CCTCCGGCACTGTGCGTGTGGTTGCCATGCAGGACTATGACGTAGCCATCCGTCATCCTGAGTCCATCTGCAAGCTGTCCTGATGATTTCGGAGCGGGTAATGCGCATTCAGATACTGCGTAACACCATCGTTGACCTCAAAGAGGTGAAAGTTGGTGATTTCGTAGAAACCGATCAAAGATCAGCCTTGCTGTTGATTGGGATTCAGAAAGCCATTCCCGCTCCACTTTCTCAGGAAGTAGTTGTAACGGCTGACGAGCAGCCAGAATCTGTTCAAAGCAAACCCGCTCCCAAACGGAGAAAGACCAATGATCCACAACCTGGGGTCTAAGACCTACATCGCTAGCCTTCTGGCTGCCGATTCCCGCACCGCTACCGCCACCGGCACCGGCTTTGATCTTCAAGGCTCTAACGATGCCGAAGGCGAAGCCATCGTGATTCTTGATTGCGAAGCTGGTAGCGGCACCACCCCGACTCTGAACGTCAAACTTCAGGATTCGGCTGACAACTCTGCTTGGGCAGACATTACCGGCAAGACTTTTACCGAGGTCACCGGTTCTGCCGCTGCCTTTGAGAAGATCAGCATCAACTGCAACGACGTGCGCCGTTATGTGCGTGCTGTCGGTACTCAAGCTGGCACCAACCCCGTGTTCGTGTACGGCGTCTCGCTGGTTTACAGCAAGAAGTACGGCAACTGATCCTGATGGCGATCTCCGATACGCTGGCATTCTTGAACGTTGACGAGTTTGGCGTTACCTGCCAAATCGGAGCCGGTGCAAGTTTTGTTGGCATTTTGGATTCGCCAATGGAGGTGCTGGCGGGCGGTATGGCGCTGAGTCGGGAGTATCTGCTTTATGCAAAGACTTCCGATGTGAGTGCTGCCGCCCGTGGCACTGCAATTACCGTTGACAGCGCAAGCTATACGGTGCGTGAAAATCGTCCAGTGGACGACGGTCTTTTTTCTGAACTGTTGTTGAGCAAAGTCTGATGGCTCGCATCCTTGGCCTCAGTGGTGATCTTGCCGACAACATTCATGTGTTTGAAACTTTGACTGCCGTTGGTGCGACTGCAGTAGTGGAAGTTCAGGCTTCAATGTTTACCTTTCAGCATGTCGTTGGCGGCGGCAACGTGACTTTTAAAGAACAAGGCAGTCTTGATGGTACAAATTGGTACGACCTTGCTGATGCAAAAACAAAAGGCGCAGGAACTTTTGTAGATCATTACGACGGGATCATGGCGCGTTATATCCGCATGAACGTGACTGCAATTGATAACGGCGAAAGCTTGACCACTACCATGGCTTGCACCTGATGGCTGACACACGCCGCGAATTGATCCTGGCGCGGATCAAAAGCAACCTTGACAGCATTGCCGGCGCAACGGTCTACAGAAGTCGTGTAGAGCCTCTGGCGCGTGGCGAGGTGCCTGCTGTCATCGTCGAACCCATCAACGATCAGCCTGTCGATACCAACTTCTACGACAAGCTGGATTGGACGATGCGCGTGCGGATCACAACCTTGGTGCGTGCTGCCATCCCTGACGACGATTCAGACACCTACACCCAGCAAGTTCACGCCAAATTGATGGCAGATCAAACGGTCAACGGTTACGCCCTTGACTTGACACCTGATCGCACAGACTTCAGCCTGTATGAAGCTGATATTCCTTTAGGTATCATTAGCCAAGACTTTCTTGTGCGGTATCGCACGAGTAGGACTTCACTAACTACCGCGTAAGACCATGGCTAAGATTGAAAAGGAAGTTCCCAATCCCGGAGTGGGCGGCAGTTATTTGTTTGACCCCAAGACTGGGAAACTTACACTGATCACAGAACCCGCCGCTCCTACCTCAAATGGCACTGACTCGGAAGAAGTTTCTGATTGCGAAGATTGAGTCAACTTACGGCACTGATCCGTCGCCTGTAGGCGGTAGTGATGCCGTTCAAGTGACCAATCTGGAAATCACCCCGATTGAGTCTGACAACGTTCAGGCTGCTTCGTATCAAGGTTTCCTTGGCAACAGCACCCGTGGCACTTTGGTTGCCAACAAGCGAGTGAGCGTCACCTTTGACGTTGAACTGGCTGGTTCTGGCACTGCCGGCACTGCACCCGCTTTTGGTCCGCTGCTGAAGTCTTGCGGCTTGTCTGAAACCATCAGCGCAAGCACCAGCGTGACCTATGCCCCGGTCAGCAGCAGCTTCAGTTCTGCCACCATCTACTGCTTCTACGACGGCACCCAGCACAAAATCACCGGTGCTCGCGGGACTGTCAGCTTCAACCTGACTGCTGGTCAGTTTGCTGTTGCCAGCTTCCAGTTCATCGGCATCTACAACGCCCCTGACAACACTGCTCTGAGCGGCAGCTTCACCGTTGCCAACCAGGCTGCAGCCATTGAGGTGAACGACACCAACGTCACCACCGCGACGTTCCACGGCGTCACCAGCAGCCGCATCGAGTCCATCGACCTGGCTCTGAACAACGAACTGCTGTACAAGGAGACCGCCTCGAACAAAGAGGTTCTCATCACCAACCGTGCCCCGGGCGGTACCTGCGTGCTTGAGGCTCCTGCGATTGGCACCACGGACTTCTTCGCCAAGGCCGTCGCGGTCGCCACTGGCAACACCAGCATCGTGCTCGGCGCTACTGGCGGCAACATCGTCACCGTCAACGCTGCTCAAACCGATATCACCGGTTGCAGCTATGGTGATACTAATGGAGTAATTTCCTTGTCGATGCCGTACTTGGCTCTGCCTACCACGGCTGGCAACAACGAGATGTCTCTGGTATTCACCTGATTCTTCATGGCTTTCGTCCTTAAGAAGACTGCTTCCTACAAATGGGAAGTCAAAGTTGAGATCCCAGTTGACGGGAATCGCTTTGAGGCTCAAACGTTCGAGGCAGTCTTCAAGAAGATGAGTCGCTCGGCTTTCAACGATCTCATTGACAAGGGTGATGATGCTCTTGTTGATGGGATCCTTGAAGGTTGGGAAGGTATCAAGGATGAAGAAGGCAAGGATGTGCCGTTCACACAGAAGAATAAAAAAGAGCTGTGTGACGATCCTTATGTAATGAAGGCGTTGATCCAAGCGTATGCCGACAGCGTTACTGGAGCGCCCGCAAAAAACTAAAAGCCGCCGCCGAGTATTGGGCAAAAGGCGGCGTTGTTGACGAGCGTGAGGCTGATCTGAAAGCTTTGGGTGCAAGTCCTGAGCAGATCGCTGCTGCATTAGCAGACACAAAGCCTAATGACTGCGAGATTTGGGAAGAGAACTGGGACATCGTCTTAATGTTCATCCGCATGTCTACGCAGTGGCACACGAGCATGGCGGGTTTAACGGGGCTGAACTACCCGAGTCTCGAATGGCTCTGTAAGCTGTATTCAGTCAAGGATCCTGTTGCCATTTTTGAAGGCGTGCAGGTGATGGAAATGGCTGCCCTTGCCGTTTTAAATGCGAGCCGCAAATGAGTTCAATCACCTCTGAAATCAAGCTGCGCATTAAGGCTGAAGGCGAAGCTGTCTTTCAGAATCTTGGTGCAAAATTAAATAATCTTGCAAATCAAACAACAATATCTTCTGCGAAATTCAAAGTTTTATCGAATGAACTGCGCAATGTCCAGGAAAATACTGGCGCACAAAGCATCAAAACTTTAAAAGATTACGCAGCTTCGTGGAGAGAGTTAGCTAACAGTGTTGATATTGCAAGCAAAGAATTCAAGCAAGCATCGGCTGAGGCGGCAAGATTAGAAGCCCAAGTTGTAAAGGCTCAAGGGCGTCGCGCTGGTGGTGGCGGAAAGATTGGAGCCATTGCGGCAGGCGCAAGTTTCCTAGGACCAGATGAGTTGATTGGCGCCGCTGGTGGAGCAGCTTTGGGCAGCATTATTCCTGGTGCTGGCACTGCCGCCGGTGCAGGCATTGGTGTTGCATTTGGCAGCATGGTTATTAGACCATTGCGCCAAGCATCTGCAGCCATTGCAACGTATAACAATGATCTCAACCTTGCAAAAATAACTCTTGCGCAGGCGTCAAAAGGTCAAGCAGATTATGCCCGCAATCTAGAAATTGCCAGAAAAGTCAGCAGTGATTACGCGACTTCCTTAAAAGAGACAATTTCTGGTTATGCGCAAGTATCT